TTCTCCATCATTTTCGGCCCACCAGCCCAAGCCATAGGATTCGTTACAGCTTCTTTTCTGCCGGGCATAGCCACATTACGCACTTCTTCCATGTTCTTTAAACGCTGACCTGCGGCACTCAACTTGCCTTCGCCTTGCGAAGCTTTTGCCGCATTTCTGCCCATTGCAAACTCAGTGGCAACCTTTGAAGCTCCGCCAGTCATTGGAGTTAAAGCCGCCGCTGTGTTTGAAAGATTACGCATAACGCCTTCCTTTGAGGATGGGCTTGCGTAGTAGTCCTTTATTGCGTCAAACATACCGTAATTTTTTTTGCGGTTCTCAGAACTTGCCACCGCTTCAGCAGATGGAGCTTGATATTTAAGTGACGATGCCGAGGGAACGCTTTTATCAACGGCGGGCATCCCACGACTCGTAGTGGCCTCCATGTTGCGCCGGTCTTCTTGTGACTTTTGAATTTTGTTTGCGGCTTTTACAAACTTGTTTTCTTTTGACTCTGGCAACTGAGTGTATTCAGGAGCAGAAGGACGCTCACCAGCCAAGGCACGGCGGACATCAGCATTGATGTTGTTCATATACGCAGAACCAGCATCACGATCCCGCATAGCCTTGCGGAAGATTTCTTCCCCCTCTCCCTCAACAAGGCTACCGTCAGTTTCGCCAGCGTAGCGTTTGATTTTGCCGCCGCCCTTGAATGTTTTCATTTTTTTAGCCATGATTTCCCTTTAACAGGCTTTGCCGCCCATGCTCATTTTGACCATCTTGCCTTTGGTGTGACCTTTGGCTTGAACTGTATGTTCACCGTGAGGGCGCTTGCCACCTGATGTGACTTTGCCCATTGGAGTGGCGATCATGCCACCTTTGGCAAACTTCATAGGGGCTTTGCCCATCATTTGCTTCTTGTCCATCATCATGTCTTTTTTAGAGCCTTCTTTAACGCCCTTCATTTCGACATCTTTCTTGGACTTCTCAAACGGCATCATTCCCTTTGGCATTCCGCCCTTTTTGAGTTTGGTGAGGTCAGTCTTCTTGCCGCCATGAGCTTGCTTGTCATGCATTGACAAAGCTTTTTTGACAATCTTTTTGTCTTGCTTGAGATTGGACTTCATGGAAGCGCCGCCTTCTTTGAATTTCTTGCCCATATCTGCTTTCATAAAATCTTCTCCAACTGATTGAGGAACTTTTAGCCGCTTTGCGGCTGACGGATTGTTGGCTACCAGAGCCATCAAATTGTGTTGCTTTTTACTTTGGCTGGGCATCATCTGCCGCCTTGAATAAGCTGGTCAATTTTTTCTTCAAGGCGGTTAAAGCGTTGATCAATGTGGTCTGTAAGTCTTTGCACTTCTGCTTTAGTTGCTGTATCACGAGCGATTTCCTCACGAGTTATGTTTAACAGGCGCTCAATGCGCTTTACATCTTCAAGCTTCTCACGAACAAAAAACCACAATGCACCAGTAACAAGAGACAAACCCAAAGACCAAATGGTGTTCATGTCCATTACACAAACCTACCCTTCGTCTTGCCTTTGATGGCACAGCCATCTGCGCGACTAGAGGCACTAGAGACTTTACCGCCTTTGGCTTTTTTAACGGAATTATTTAATGCTTTCTCGTACTCTGCACGAGCAGTTGTTCTTGCCGGGCCTTTATCCGGAAGACCTGATGGACGACCCGGTTCATACGCGCCCCTCTCACCCATTGTAAGAGGAATGTCATATGTGGCCATACCTTTCGGTTGTGACATTTTTGTAGCAATACCTGCTGATGCCCTGTATTGCTTGACGGCTTCGGCATTTTCTGGCGTTCCCGCCGGAAATCCAACATCAGCCATTCTTTTCTCAAGCGCCTCATAAGACATTTTATTTTTTGCCATTTTTTACCTCAACACTTCCAAGCCCGAAGGCTTTTGTTAATCCTCGAATTTGGATCCTTGGCAGTTTTTTCGCTCGTCAATTTCTTCTTCATCCCTTCCATACGGGCGCAGAAGGAGTCGCGGCGTTTGCCGCCTTCTGGTTGTGGGCGCTTCAGATTCATCCCTTGAGCCTTCGCCGAAGCTCTCCCTTTGGCGTTTAAACCGCCCTTGGGATTCTTGCCCTCTGCTCTTTGCCATGCTGGGGATTTAGCCATTGACCACCTTCTTTTCTTCCTCTATGGGGCGAAGCATTGGGTACAGGTAATCCTCGCCAAAAGAGCCTTCAAACTCATGGATGCCCATGTGTCCAAGCTTGATGGTGGGATCAATCCAAACCTCAAATCCAGCCTCTCTGGCACGGTCGCAGAAGGTGTAATCCTCCCCAACGTAACCCTCTGGGGTGGACTTGAAATCAAAGAACGAATAAGACTTGCCGTCTTGGATACGGTCATCGATGTATGCCCACTCAGGATGTGCGTCCCGCAAGGTGGTGAAGACATCACGGCGGATGATCATAAAAGCTGTGGCAACCCGCAAGGCACGAACAAGACCCATTGGGTTCATTTGAACCTGACGGTCTTCATCAATATCCAGCGTAGAAATGTAGACCTTGCCTTTTTTACGAGCCACAGGAATACCAGCCACAATGCCTTTTTTGGGATCACTGTTCCAAGCCATCAGACGGAAAACATCATCAGCATTGAAGGTGATGTCAGAGTCAATGAACATCAGGTCAGTGCAGTCAGACTCCAAGAAGTCATACGCAATCAAATTTCTGGCACGAGAAACAACAGAGCATCCAGAGACGTTGCCTACTTGGATTTGAACGCCGTGCTTCTGAGCTTCAACACAGAAATGGGCAAATGAGATTGCCCACTTCGTTGCCACCTTGTAGTCATACGAAGGAATGCCGATCATTATTTTTCGACCAACCAAATTGAATGAGCCTTCTTGTTGCATAAGTTAACCGTAGAAAATAGTAACTGAATCGGCATCACCAATGTCGCAGTAAATGCTTGTTTTAAACAAAATTCCTTCACCGGGAATTTGAATATAAAGCCCTCCGGAATGATTGGAATCAATCTCCAGAATCACTGAACCTGTAGCGGTGGCGGCATCATAAAATTTAAGATGATCAAGAGGAGCGCCATCCGAAACATGAAACAGCACTCCTTTTAATCTGGCTCGACCAGCATACAGCAAGGCACTCACGTTTGAGTGGGCCGATCTAACATCCGTTTGCATCATGGCTAATCCTTTCGAGAAAAAAAGGGGAGACTAGCTCCCCGTCAGATTAGTTTTGAGTGGCAGTTGGGTTTGCCGCACCATCTGAGTTGCGGACAGAATAAGTGATGATGATGGTTGCCGCACCAGTAGTCAATGCAGTTCCAGCCAAGGTGTAGGTAACGATGGCATCAGTTGAGCCAACATTGAGGAACAAGGCTGGTGTTGTTGCATTTGCAGTTAAGCTAATGCCGCCAACAGAGGTGATTGTTCCTGTGGTTGTGAAGTCTACAGCGCCAATACTTAGTTTGGCAGTTGTTGCCGCACTGAATACGGTAGTGGTGACAATTTTGATGTCGGTGATTTGAGCGCCAGCAGGAAGAACAAAAGCAGTTCCAGTTAAAGTGCCGAACACGACATTTGCGGACTGGCTAACTGTAGTAGCGCCCATGTTGCGAATTGTTCCGGAAGTTGTGCCGGTGGTGTTTTTGACAGTACCCAACAACCAAGGGCCAAGGTGAGTTGCGAATCCCATAATAATTCCTTTATGCAAAAGTGCCTACACCATCATTGCACTGTCCGCTGGGGCGGTTGATGTAGGTAAAAGCCCAGATACCTAGTTTATACACCACATTTAAACGCTGTACAAGGTTTAAACGCAAAAAAAAGGCCCCCGAAGGAGCCTTTCTTTCCAAGGGCATTAAGCGCCTTGTGCGCCCCACATTCCGAGGGGATCAGACCAACCGAAGCTATAACGCTCACGGGACTTGTAACGGACGTTGCCGGTATCAAAGTCGCCGTCCATGCTGTTAGACAGCGGGGTGCGAACGAAATGCTTCATGCCGTTTGGAACATCGGTGGTCAGGAACCAGCCGTTTGGATCGGTCAAGAAGTTGTTAACAGTGTAACCTTCAGAGACAGAGCCATTGTTCTTGATGGCGTTGATGTCGTTGTCGGTTGTGCCAACACGCAGTTCGGTTTCGAGCAAACGAGTTGCAACGAACTGAAGCTGTGGAGGAACAATCAACTTCTTGGGCTTGGCGGCGATCAACAGATCACGCTCGTCAGTCCAGTCACCGCCGTAATAAGCGGCTGAGTTGGTGAAACCGTTGTTCAACACGGCGGCGGCTTTGACCTGTTTGGTGTAAGCCATTGCACGAGCCAAAGCCTTGGTGTAACGAGCAGACAGGCTGTCGTACAAGTTGTCTTCGATGGCCTCTTCGGTCAGCGAAAAACCCAGAGCAATGGTTTCGTGGTTGTAACGTGCTGTAAACGCCTCTTGAGCATTGTCATAAGCGATGGCTTGGCCTTCGTTCTTGACAGGTGCGGCAGAGAAGCCGGACAGCTTGGTTTCTTCTTCAAAAGAACGCTCTGAAGTCTCAGTTTCATAAATTTCTTTATGTTGCTGACCATACGTTGCGTATTCCAAACCGAACAAAGCGTTCAGTCCGGGGAGCAGTTCTTTGAGTAGTTGCGCACGGGAAATAGCCATTTAGATGCTCCTTTAAGCGGCGGTTACTACGTTCGTAGCAGACGTATAAGTGTGAACGCCAAAATTGAATTTGACGATCACCTCTGTAAACGAGCCAGAAGCGTTGACGGTTTCTGGAACCACATCAACAATGCGGAAAGGCAAAGTTGTGGTTGAACCAGTCGAGTTGTACACACCTTCTTTAGAGTCGCCAGAGGTAGTGCTACCAGCGGTCAAGAAGAAAGCCACGTTTTGACCAACAGCCGCACGGGTCAAGCCACTGACTGCTGTCGAGGTAGACAGCACAGCAACTTTGTACAGGGTGTTGGGATCGTCGGCAACAATACCAACGGCATCAGAGGCGACAGTGCCACCGGGCCAGTATTGAGCGAAAATCTTTTGGTTGGTTGATGGGTTTGTGTAAGAACAACCCAAGAAAACGCCGACTGCATCAGTAGCGGAGGTAGTGCCTGTGGCGGCTCGGCTCAGAGTACCACCAGTGTTCAGACGGACAACATCACCTGCAAAGATAGATGTGCCAGAGCCTGAAGCAATGGGAATATTACGAGTAGAACCAGCAAAGACCTGACCGCCGATCAGATTGATCGGTTGAAAGCCGTAAGGGCCTGAGACGGTAGGATACGCCATGAAAAAACTCCAAAAAGTTTAAAAGCCTTTGCCAAAGGTTGTCGAAGACTTGCCTTCTTTGAAAAGGGGCATCCTCGCATCGCTTTGACGCATAAAACTGTTGTCTACAGCATCCGTCTGAGCTTGGGTCTGTCGAGCGTAATACGCCCGTCTTTGAGCCGTGAACTCTTTTGGAGTCTTGCAAAGCAACAATCCGGTGATCTCGATGTTGTCTTTGTATCGACTACCGGGATCAACTAACAGTTGGAACTTGGGTTGTTCTTCAATTCCTACAGGTTCCCAGCCCTCACGCAACATTCTCGAAACATTACGGGGGTCTGCGTAACCCAGAGTTGCAGTACGCACCCAGTGATAGTCGTAATCCGGGTGCTTATCAGGCTCCGGCAAGAGTTCCGCTGGCATCCACTGCTTTGGACGTTCATGGGTTGCTCTTGTATCGACATCACGGCTTAAACGGTTTATTTCAGTCTTTGTCATTTCAAATCTCCAGTTTTAAAACTTCTTTGGCGTATTGCTCGGGGGTGATTCCAAGTTTTCGGGCGAGATCAACTTGGGAAGGCTTCAGCTTCAATTTCTTTGAGGCCGTGCTTCTTGAGGCCGGAGCTACGACAACGCTCGGTTTCGTACGAGCGGGAGGTTTAGAGTCGATTTCGACTTCCGTTCCTTCGTCTTCCTCGAATCTTTCGGGGAAGCGTTTGCGCATTGTTGCGTCAATGCGCCTGTAATACTCATCAGTTGTGGCATAGCCAGCACCGTTTTCAGCAACGAGTCTTTCGTGTGTACCCATTGCCAAAGCTCGCATTTCCGAGTCTGAATCAATCCAAGAGTTACGCTCTCGCCATTTCTCAAACTTCTGGTCACGAGTCGGCTGTTTAGGCCGTTGGGGCGTTTGTACCACAAATTCTTCTTCCTGAACAGGCCGGTTTTTAAAATTATGTTCAGCCGTTTCTGCTTGGGAAATGGACATCTTGGCTTCAGTCATTGCTTCCTGAGCTTCGATAATCTTGTCTGTGTCGCCTGATTCGTACGCATCCCGATACTCACGCTTGGCCTTTTCAAGGGCGGCATGGGCATTGGATTTGATGGAATTGATTGCAAAGCTTTCAGTGTTGTTTACACGCCCTTTGAGGGCTTTGTTTTCCTCAAAAAGCTTTTTGGCAACCTGTATGGCCTCTTCACGCTCACGGTCAGCGGCTTCTTTCGCCCTTCGTTCATCGTGGTAGACCTTTTTGAAGGCGGCAATCTTTTGCTTGGCGGCGGCTGAATACTCATCCAACTCGTCTTTGTCCAATTCCTCTACAAACTTGGGGTCTGAGGGGGTTTTGCCACGGTCTTCTTCAGGGGTGTCATCCTCGATTTCAATCTCCAAGTCAGCTGGGTCTTGCTCATCGGGGAACTTGTATTCTTCGCCTTTGTATGTACTCATGTGCGCTCCTTATTTGCGTTTGATGCCACGGGGGTCTTCCACAGTGCCTTCAACGGAGTCATCGTTGATGATGCGAAATTCTTTGCCGTGGATAACAAGCCGGGTTCCGGCGTGGGGGCGAACAAGAATGAAGTCGCCTTCTTTGCACCAAGGGCCATTGGGAAAGCGCTTTTCGTCCTTGTAACAATCGGGGCCAAGCTTGACCACAAACAGCACGGTGGTCAGCGTTTCCTCGTTTTGCACAGTGAGTTCGGCTTTGATGATGCCGCTCTCGTACTCCTTCTCCTGCTCTGGGATGGCGCAAAGAATGCGGTATCTAGTGGGGGTTGGGAGTTGTTTTGCCTTTTCTTCGTGGGTCAAAGGTGCAACCTCTTTCAATGCACTTTCTTCTGCCAGCCTCGTGCCGACACTTGAGAAGTCATTCATTAAATCTCTCCGATTTTTGTTTTTGGTCTAATACGAATTCCCGTGCAATCAGCAGACCTCGAATCTGACCGCACGTTGCCTTGTATTCCGACAGGTCACTTACGTTGCCTGTGGCTACAAAATCTCGTAATTGATAAATTTTGTCGTCAATATTTTTAACAATTACGTCAAAGTTATCCATCATTCACCTGTCGTTGGTTTTGTTGGGGGTTTGTTTTTTGCGTCATGCAGTTTGAACAGCGACTCTCTGTTTAAACGGTCTTTGGAAGAGGCCATCTCGTAGCCCAATCGGTGACCGCCAAGGTTGAGTTTTTCCTGTTCTGCTTCTGCTTTTTGAGCCAAAGTCGCCTTTTCGTGGGCAATCTTGACTCCCAGCTTGTGGCCTTCCAAGTTGGTTTGCGCTTCCAATTTGGCTTCTTCGACCTCCAGTTGAGCCTGTTTGAGGGCTGTATCTGCTTGGTCTTTTGCCATTTTTCGTTTGATTTCTTCGCCCTTGAGTTGCAATTCCTGCATCTGCATTTGGATGATGGGGTCTTGCTGTTGCTGGGCAATTTGCTGTTGAGCGGCTTCGGCTTGGTTCTTTTGAAGCAATTGCTGGCTGGCTTGCGCTACCAGACGGGCGATCTGGACTTCGTACTCCTGCGGCAGTTCGTCATCGTCCTCCGCCATATAAGGCAGGGGAGCGCCAATCTGCTGTTCAATCTGCTGACGGTACTGGAAGCCAAAATGCTCCGCAATGTGCGCCTGAAGACCTGCGGTAATTTGCTGTGCGTTGGGGCTTTGACCCACAATTGCCGCCGTCTTGGGGTCTTGCAGGAAGTTCATGTGGGAAGCGATGTGAGATTCGTGATCTTGGTAGATAAATGCCTTGAGCGGTTTGCTCATCATGGCATTCATGTTTTCGCTCAATGGATCACGAGGCTTCTGGTCATCCTCCAGAGGGATAAGCTTTTGGGCATTCCTGATGCCCAGCACATCCAGCATTTGGCGGTGTAGCTGTGGCATATTGTAAATACCGGGTGCGCCTTGGGCCAACTGCAAGACCGCCTGATATTGCACGATCTTTTGAGCCATTGTGGCGGCATTGGGGTCGCTGACAGGTATGACATCACAGCAGTCATAGTCGGATTTCTTGGCGCTACGGCTACCTTCTTCTGGCTCGTAGTCATACTCATCTGGGGTGTAGTCCCTGATGATGTCTCGCAACAACACCAATTCCTGCTTCATGGAGTAGTGGATACGGGCTTGAACAGCAGACATCACCTTCAGGGTGCGTTCTAGCAGTGCCAGCGTGGAGCCAACGGGAGCGTTTGCAGACATATCTGCCACGTTTAAATCGCCTGAGCCAGCGGCTCTGCGGCCTTCTTCCACGATGTTTGCCAGCAACGCCATCAGGACTTGGCTTGGCTCCTTGTATGGAAGCGGCAAGAGGTTGTCTTTGAGTGTTCCGGAGGCAACATCCGCATCTCGCCACTCCCCGGGCGAAATTGGGGTGTCATCGCCCTTGACTCTCATGCCTTTGGTTTTGAATCCGCCGGGCAAATTGCTCAGAGTTCCAGCGTCCACCAACTGACGGATCAGCGATGTGCCTGACTTAGCAAAAGCACCGATCAGATGAATCAGGCCGAAGTAGTAGAAGCCAAAGCCGGGGACGTAGCCATAGTGAACGAAGTGGCTTCGTTTCTGATGGGTGGTGTCCTCTGGTCGCCAGTTGCGGCGCACAGCCAGCACGGTTGTGGTGTCTTTGTCGATGGTAACAATGTAGGGCAGAGCAATGCCGGTTGGCTCTCCGTTTTCATCGCAGTCTTCAAATCCGGGGATGTCAAGGTCAACTTGGACTTCATAGAACTTGTACCTGTCGTCTGTGGTCGCCTTGAAGCCCATCTTCTCGGCAATCTTTTTCTCCACCTCATCAAGGCTGGTGCTTGGCTCGCCCAAGTCCTCATCAACGTAAAAGCCTTGGTGAACCAAACGAGCAAACTCGTTTTTGGTTTTGCGCATCACATGAGTGATACGAGGAGAGTTTTGCAGGGAGGATGCGCCATACGGGACGATGATGTCTTCGGCTGGCACAAAGATGGATGTCTGGCGGTCAAGTGCAGGGTCAAAGTAGACCTTCTTGAATGCATTGCCTGAGAGTCCCAATCCCCAAATCATGCGCTCATGCTCTGGTCGGAACTCTGTCATCACATCCGTCAACTCATAGTTCATGTCATCCTGAACACGGGTGGCGGCTTCTTTTTTCTCTGGAGTTTCTTTCCCAATGATCTGGGTCTTGACTGGCCCAGCGGCGGGGAATGTCGCCATGATGGTTTCTGCTTGGAACTTGACCAGCGCCTCTGAGAGCAGTGGATGGTAAACGCCACAAGCGCCTTCCCAAGGTTCTGACCGCTCTTCGATTTTCATGCCGAGGAGTTCAAGCCCATCGACATAGGTTTGCATCCAATCCTTGCGGGAGCTTAGGTCATCCTCAATGTCACCCAGCAAATCATTGGCAATGGTGGCGAGTTCTTGAGGATCAATGTGTTCTGCAAGATTGGCATCAAAGGGGATGTCAGGAGTCTTTGTCTCTTCAACTGAAGCATCTTCGTCCTCGCCAATGATCTCAATTTCAATGTCAATTGAGGGAACTTCCTCTATGACTGCGAGTCCTATTGGCGCTTGGTACAAACTTTTTTCGATCATGGGGTTCCTCAGTAGTAGGCCGCTTTCTTTCGGCGGGGGACAAAGTCTTCTTCATCATCCGTGTTTAAACGGAGAAAACCGCCCTGCCGGAACCTTAACAGCGCCTGACTGGTTGAGTCAACTAAGTCGTCATGCTCACCATTTGGGAATGAGGCACACTCCTCCATGACCTCTTCAGCCCAGCGTCTATCTGGACACCAGACAAAGCCGGACGCAAATATGTCAGATATTGCGTTTACACGGGCTATCTTATCATTGCCTTTGCTCGGTGTGTACTCTTGCAGAGGGATTCCTGTGCGTCTCATCTCGTAGATCAGCGGCGCTCCTGCCGCCTTCTTTTCGATCAGTAGGGTGTCAGGTTCCCACTCGTTGTACATCTCAAACGCCTTGGCTTTGAGTTCAGGAAACTCCAGTCGGTCTTTGAATGCGTCAAGCAAGATGATGTTTGGCTGGGCATTGCCCTTTTCATCGGGGTGTCTGAACACTCCCCATGTGGTGCAAGCTGAATAGTCAGCCCTGTTGTGCTTCTCAAACGCCGTATCCCAGCTTTGAATGGTGTATTCGCACTCAGGCGGCTCGTCTTTGTCCCAAATCTTCCACATTTCCCGCTTGATGAGCGCACCGCCCTCAGATGTTGGGTTTTGTTGGTACTGGGCTTCCCATTTTGGGACTGGAATCTCAGATTTGATGGCCTCAAGCTCTTCCTGTGACCAGAATTCAGGCCAAAGTGGCGCTCCAGAGGGCATTAATGCAGGAAATTCGATGACTTCCCACTCATCTCCGTCCCTTTTGACCGAGTTTGACACCACCTGACCCGTCAAATCCCGTTTTGACCACCGTGTCATCACGATGATGATGGCTCCCCCGGGCTGTAAACGCTGGCGAGGGCCTGAGCTATACCATTCATACACCCTGTCATAGACCTTTGGGTCGCCTTGCATGGCTTCCTGCTCGGAATGCGGGTCATCAATGATGAGAACGTCAGCGCCTTTTCCGGTTACAGCACCGCCCACACCAATGGCGAAGTAGTCACCGCCCTTGTTTGTATTCCAGCGTCCAGCGGCCTTGCTGTCTGTGGATAACTTTGTTGGGAAGATGCGTTGGTAGTGGCTTGTGTTTACAAGGTTTCTGACCTTTCGACCAAAGCCCACTGACAATTCTGCGGTGTGGGCTGTCTGGATGATCTTCTTGTGCGGGTATTTACCTAGAAACCAAGATGGAAACAGAAAAGAGGCAAACTCTGACTTGGTATGACGGGGCGGCATATTGATGATGAGCCGCTTGAGCTTGCCGTTGGCAACCCGCTCAAAGGCATCTGCCATGATCTTATGGTGTCGCCCTGCGATGAATGAGGGCCACATATCTTCTACGAACGGTATGAAGTGTTCCTTGCACTGCTCACGGCGATCAGCCTCCATAAGGAGTTTGATCTTGGGAATCATTTCATGCTCAGGCGGGAGTGTCTCCAGCATCTGGAGGTACTGCTCCATTTCCTGAGTGGTCAGAAGACTCATAGCTTGGTCATCTCATTGACCACTTTGTTGGTCAGCTTTATGGTTCGCATCTTCTTGGGTTGCATTTCAATGGCTCCCATCTTCTCCAGCTTGCGGATGTAGCGGAATATGTTGGACTTGCTCTTCATGCCAAGACCAATGGCAATTTCTCTGTAGGAGGGTGTGATCTTGCGTATTTGCTGACAGGCCACGATGAAGTCGTAGACCAATTTGGTTTTCTTTTCCATGCGAACCCTTATGCGAACATTTGTACGAACGCAATATAGCACGTTTAAACAGGATTAAGAACGATCAAGAAACCCGAAGGGTTGCAGTCCTATACACATCCACGCCGTCATGTATAGATTTTGCTGAAATGTTTACATGATGGTTGCAGGGACTGGAGTCGAACCAGCGATCTTCTGGGTATGAACCAGACGGGATACCACTTCCCCACCCTGCTATAGAT